CTGGTTTCGCCCAAGTTATGAAACATGGCACAGGCGAAACTAATGCGTTCGCTCATAGCTTAATGCAAGTTGACCCATATCATATGGTCAATAGTTTACAACTTAGTGGTGATGAAGCAGAACACTTTAAAAAAGAATTAGGTGATATGCAAGTTGAATTGCAAAACCTTGCTATAAAGTATGGTACAACAAGCCACGAGATGATTGAGTCTGCTAAACTTTGGGGTCGTGCCTACAAGGACAATAATACTGTTCTTGCGTTGACTGATGCAGCAACAAAACTTGCGGTTGCCGATGCGTTTGATATTGTATCTGCAAACAAAGCGTTGGAATCCTCAATTATGCAATGGGGTTTTCAAATTAAAAACTCTAATGATGCCATGAGTGTGTCAAACCGTATTATTGACTCTTGGACATCTCTTGCACATAATTACACGGTTTCTGCACAAACATTATCCGAAGCCAATAAACGTATGGCACAATCCGCAGCCGAAGTTGGTGTATCATTCCATTCTGCACAAGCACTCGTTGCCGTTATGGCACGTAAAACACAAGCAGAGGGCGGTGAAATCGGTAACGCCTTAAAGTCTATCTTCGGTTCTATCCACTCCAAAAAAGCAATTAAGGCATTACAAGACTTTGGTATCGAAGTGTATAAGGTCGGCGAAAACGGAGAAAAATCTTTCCGTAAAGTAGACGATGTGTTACTTGATTTGATGATTAAGGCACAAGGGTCTAAACAGTCCATGGAAGACTTGTTAAAAGCAATCTCTGGTGGTAAATGGCAATGGAATAAAGCCGATGCCATGTTGGATTTAAAAGAATACCTAGAAGCCTTAAGACTATCGTCCTCCGCAATGGGATTTACAAATGCACAAGTCGGTATGCAACTTGATACAATCCAAACCAAGATAAAACAAATTGCAGCACAATGGGAAAAAATGGTAACAACCAATGGTAATGTGTCTAAGACTATTAAATCTGGACTAGACCTTGCTATGGGGTTCTTACAACTGTTGAATAAAATCCCATCAAGTACATTTGTTGTTCTCGTTGGTTTGATGGCAATTTCTTATGCCACATCAAAATTTGGGATAACATCAACAACTGTTCAAACCTCTGTTTCTCTTGGCTGGAATAAGTTGACCGCAGCCGTTGCGAGATATAATCTTGCCGTATCTGCCACAGGTTCTAAAACCGCTGGGATGAAAGCTGCATTTGTTGGTGCTGGCGGTGCAATCAAAGGTATGGGTCGTGCGGTTCAATCTGCAACTGCTTTTATGGGTGGTTGGATTGGTATTATACTTACGCTTGGTACTTTATTGGTCGATTTTGTAATGAATATGGATTCCGCATCTGATGCAATTAAAAAAGATGTTCAAACACAAAACGAACTATTGCAACGTCAAGAAGAATACTATGGTAGATTATCCGAATCACAAAATATTGTATCACAATATATTACTGCTCTTAGTGGCTTGAAAGAAAAACTAGCGGAAGTTAGCAATCAAACCGAAGAATATACACAGGTCGAAGAAGAAATTAAAACCGCAAAAGATGGATTAATCGCAATCCTCGGTGAAGAACAAACGGCATGGGTGTTGTCTGGCGATACTATTGAAGAACAAAACCGTAGAGCATCGCAAGCGGTTGAAGAAAAGAAAAAAGAAGTTCGCCATCAAATTGCAATGACAAGAGCAGCCATTGTTGAATCATCTAAAAAACTAAGAGAAATGGCTAATGAAGACATTAAGTCAATCCAAAGTGAAGAAACACCTTGGAAAAGACGTTTTGAGATAATTTATCATTTTCTTGGACTAATCGAAGCCGTTCAAGATGCATGGCACAGGCTTATGGCTACCATGAGTGAACAAGGTGCATCTGTTGCAGAAAGCACTTACGCTAATTATGAAATGCAACGAGCAGACTTACAATCTCAATTAGACTATGCTAATGCACATGGCGAAACTGTTTCTGCGTTCATACTAGAAAAACGACTCAATCTTGTAAAAGAACAAACCGCAGATGCAAGAGCAGAAATGTATCGCATTAGTGAAAACGCAAAATATTACAATAATGAAGTCGAAAAAACTAATTCAAAGGCGATTATTGCAGCATCTAAGGAAGCCTTAGAGGGTCTTGGTGGCGGTAGTGGTGCTACATTGCCAGCTATTAGCGACAGTAATATTGGTGGTGGTACGACTGGTGACTACGATAGAGATGAAATCGGTGACGGCGGTGGCGGTAGTGGTTCTAAGGGGAAAAAAGGGTCTACCTCTAAAAACAGTAAACAGAAAAACCCTTTGTATGGTACTAAAAAAGGTGAAGCCATTGATTTCTTAATGAAACAAGGTTTTACCGCTAACCAAGCATATGGCATTGTTGGTAATTTAATACAAGAATCACAGTTGAATCCTACTGCGATAAATGCATCTGGACACAAAGGTATTGCACAATGGGATGCTTGGCGTTGGAGTCAATTAGAGAAGTTTGCAAATGATAACAACTCTGACCCTTGGGCGTATGAAACTCAACTTGCGTATCTTGTTCACGAGATTCAAACATCTTATCATAGTCAATGGCAACAAGTTTTAGCCAAAGCAACGAGCCAAACACCAGAAGAATACGCACACTACTTTGATGAACTTATTGAGGTGTCTGGTGGTGGCGAATCATGGGAACGACAAAAGTATGCTCGTGAACTTGCTAATACTGGATATGGACAAGACGATGCACATGGAGCAGAACGTGCGAATAAAATTGTTGAAAAACAAAAGAAACTTGACGAACTCGTGAAGAAGCTCGCTAAAGCGGAAGCCGAAATGGAAAATGCCATGAAGCCAAAAGAGCAAGCTGACTTGGCGAAAGAATCTCAATCTTTAAAAGAAAAACTTCAAGGGATTCAAAAAGAGATTGACGATTTAATCAAACTCAATCCAAAAGCCGATGTCAAGAAATTGCAAGAAACGATGAAGAAATACGACACAGTAATGACACATCGTATGCAAGATAAGTACCGTGATAAAGATTATGATGAAGCCGTTCAAATGGCAAAAGACCGCCATGAGAATGAAGATTTAGACCGTGAAATTGCTGGTACATCTGAAAACTTTTGGACAAAAGATATTCGTGATGCACAACGCTTGGTTGAATTGTATATCATCAAGGTAAAACAATACAACGACATGGTTGCAGCCTTTAAGCGTGGCGATTCAGAATATACCGAAGCGGACATTCGCAAAGCTGGTATCGAACTTAAAAAACTACAAGTACAAATCAACAAGACTGGTAATGACTTAAACAAAAACATCCGTCAACAAACTCATGATGTATTCCATTCGATGATATTCGAGGGCAAGAAGTTTAAAGACGTTTGGAAAGACCTATGGAAACAACTTGCGGAAGACACATTGAAAATGTTGTTTAAAATCCAAGATGGTAACGGCGGTTTAATCCAAAATCTGCTAAAGAAAAAAGACAAGGGTTATCAAAAAGGAATTAATCCTTTAAAAGGTTTGTTGGGTAAAGATGGCAAGGGTAACATTGGTGGTGTTGACGAAACATTAAACCAACAACTATTGGCAACGCAAGCCACACAAAATCTTGATAAAAACTTTGCGACATTCTTGGCTAATACACAAAACGGTACCGCATGGAGTCAAGCGACATTTACCGATGCCGTAATCTATGGTAATGTCAATGGTGATAAAAACAGTATTAACTTACCAGAGGGCAACAAAGATTCCAAAGATAGTAAAACCGATGTATCCCAATATATCAACGCTGGTATGAAAATTGCTGGCGGTAATAACAAATGGATGGGAACACTCGGTACTGTCATGGGTTTTGCACGTCAGTTTGGTCTTCTAAAGTTCGCCAGCGGTGGTGCAGTCAATAAAGACCAATTGGTTCGTGTTGGTGAGGGCGATAAAAAAGAATGGATTATTCCAACCGCCGATAAAAAGCGTGGTATTCAATTGTTGAATCAAGCTGCACGTGACCTTGGGGTTGGTGAAACCAAAGGTATTGAACCTAATTGGAAAAATCCGAATACATCTACAGGGGCATTATCGGAACAAACCAAACGACAAGACCGAATGATGAATCAAATGGTCGCAAACACATCGGCTATGACTAAGGGGATGAACTATATGGCGAACAATGGTTCTACACATGAATCCATTGCACAACCTGTATTTGTTAAACAAACGATTTCTGACCAAGACTTCTTGGCGAAATACAACAAGTTGGTTGCCCTAGGGAAAATGAAATAACGCAACTTTTGTGTAATTTTTGACACTATATGTGAGGGGTGATAAACCCCTCGCATTAGTACTATTGGAGGTCTTATAGGTCATATGGAAGACATTACGAAATACTTGGGTCTGAAATACGGCTTTAATCATAAAAAGAATCAATATCATTGTGTTGATGTTTGTCGTATGTGGTATAAAGACCATGGATACAAACATTGCTTTGACGATGGGAAGAAAGACCCAACATCATGCGAAGATTTTCATAAGAATCATCAATTAAGGGTGTTACGGTATTTATTGAAACATTTCACCAAAGTTCGTGATATTGACAAGTTACAACATGGCGATGTGATTGTTTTTAATGTAGATGGCGATTTACATACTGGCGTGTATCTACAGAATGGACAGATACTTGCGATGCAAGTTCCGTGTATTGAAAACGTATCATTATCTGCCGTATTTAAACGTAGCTATTGGCAACCATTGTTTTATTGTGGTTTCCATCAAGAACGTGACGAAAGGAACTAATAGTGGCGACATATCCAAAGTTTCCATTGCCGTATATATTTGAAGTAGAAAAAGGTCTAAAGTTTGCCACACAAGAAGTCACATTTGAATCTGGTAAGAAACAAGTGCGACAACTTGCGGTGACACCAAAGAGAACTTGGTCAATCAGTCTACGTGGAACAACAGAACAACAAAAGATATTTGAAGACTTTTGTGAATCTGTTGGTGGTAACACAAGACCGTTTTTGTTTACTGATGAGTATGGCAAGGAACAATTATGCAGATTCGCAACCAACGAATTTAACATGAAAGTACTACGAGATTTTACAATTGAGAATGGTACTCATGGTAATGCCGTTGGGTTTACTGCGAACGTACAAATCGAGAAGTTATTGTAGGGAGTATACATGATTAATTTACCTGTGGCGTTTCGAGAAGCACTAGAAAGTGGCTCGGTATTTGACATTGAGTTATACGAAGTGCATATACCGAATTTAACGCTATATTTATGCTCTTGTGATGTCAATATTCAATTCAACGGTCATACATACTTGGCATTGCCAATCAGACGTGGTGAGATTGATAAAACGGTAGATAATTCGATTGACTCTTGTGAGTTGCAGATTTCTAATGCAACCGATAAATTTACTCAATTACTATTTAAGGGTATTCCATTCACAGGCAGTCGAGTGTATATCTACCGAATTTTATACCCAGATTCATTAACGAACGCAAACATGATTAAACCTGTGTTTATGGGTCGTGTTGATGCACCAGAGTTAACAACAGATGGTATCTTTAAAGTAACGGTAACAACAGATGTGCCAAACGTGCGTGGCGGTCGTAGAACACAATATTCTTGCACATCTGTATTCGGTGACGAATCATGTCAAGCACAAATCGAAACATTACAAACAACCGTTGATTCAATCACGCAAGATGAACATGGTTTCCGTGTTGGTATTCGCAACCCAGCAGACCAAAAGACATTTACAAATGGTGTCTTAATTGTAAGCGGTGAAGCACGTAAGATTGTTGACTTTAAAGATGCTGGTGCTAGTATTTACTTAGAGTATCCGTTGTTACAATCACCAGATGTTTTGATTGGTCAACAAGCGACAATTCAGTCTGGTTGTGATAAAACACCTACGGATTGTAAACGACATGGTAATCAAAAGCGATATGCTGGGTTCTTATCTGTACCGTTTGAATTTACGGTACGTACTTAATTTTTATAGTGAAGCGAAACAAAGCGAAGCGAGGTATTAATATATGGGTAAAGGCGGTGGCAAGGGCGGTAAAGGTCGTGTAGCAAAATTCATTGGTCTTGCTGCTGGTATTGCCTTTGGTTTTGGTGGTGGTGCTTGGGCGTTCTTAAAGGGTGTATCTGTATTTAGCCGTGTTATGTACGGTTTATCCCTTGGTATGTCCATTGGTGGTCTATTCGATAAATCACCAAAGCAATCAACTCCAGAATCAACATTTGACTCTAAAAATAACCAAGTAACATCCGAGGGTACAATCCCAATTGTCTATGGTCAGACAAAAGTTGGTGGTCTACAGACATTCCATAAGATGGACGTTGGTGGTAAACGCTTGGACAAAGACGTGGTTCTTTGCGAGGGTAAAATCCACGACATCTTCGGTGTTACTGCAAACGGTTATTTAACAAGTGTACAACGCTTGAATGAAACGAAACAAACGAAAATACCTGTGTTTGGTATTCGTAATAATAAATATCCAGATGCAAAAGTATCAATTGAAACTGGCAAAGCTGAAAAGCGTGGTTTCCTTGGTCATGCATCAAACGCATCTCAACAATCAATCTATCAAGACAACGTAGACTATGGGTCTTTTAATAAGTTTAAAAAGCTAAAGTTGACTGCCAATGGCAAAACTGTATATATCTTCTTAACAGATGATAATACAACAATTGACCTACAGTATTCATTGGCTTGTAATACGTTTGGTAAAATCTATCAAATCATCTTGGGTGACACATATCTGTCCGACTTACAAACAGACGGATGGGAACTTGTGAATCCTGTGATATGTCAAAACTCTCCATCTTGTTTAGAAACTTTTAATGAATCACCATGTTATAAACGAGATGTGTACTGTGTTACGAACGGTAGCCAAGACGGTAGCAATTCTACTGTTTATACATACTTGGGTGGCAAACAACAAGATGCTCCAGACCAATATCTAACAACAGGTGGTTATCCAAACATGGCATATGTCCATGCTGACTTACGATATTCAGAAAAGATGGGTGCTGGCAATCCAACGGTGACTGCTATTGTACAAGGTATGATTGTATACGATTGGCGTGACAAACAATACAAATACTCTAAGAATCCTGTTGTATGTTTATATGATTACTTGACAAATAAAGTCTATGGTGCTGGTCGGTACGTTTCACCAGAGATTCTTGACATGGAGTCGTTTACCGATGTGGCAAACTATTGTGACGAAGAAATTACATATAATGACCCATACGGTGTCACAAAAACAGAGCCAAGGTATCAACTTGATATATGTTTAAACGAAACAAAAACACATCAAGAAAACATTCAATCAATCTTGAACTCATTCCTTGGGTTTATTGTATTCTCAAACAATTCAATCAAACTACGGTGTGAACGATTAGAGCAACCTGTGTATGCGTTCAATGATGATAACATCGTGGAAGAAACCCTTAGTTACAAATCCGCATCTATTGACCAAAGTCCAAACAAGTTTAATTTAACGTATGTAGAACCAGCATTGGATTATACTGCGGTTAAATTAATCGTTGAAGATGCCACAAATCAATTACCTCCGCCAATCGGCATTGGTAGACCTGTGGAACAAGATATTGACTTTAAGGGTGTACGCAGACAAACACAATGTTTGCGACTTGGGAAAATCGCACGAGATATTATTCGCTTGTGTCCGATTACGGTTACATTCAAGACTGGTCTTATGGCTTCTCACTTGGAAGCTGGGGATGTCGTAACAATCTCTAAAACATACATTGATGAAAATGGCGAAAAACAAGAGTTGTTTACTAATCAACAAGCACGTATCACCGAAATAAAAGAAGAAGATGGTACATTTGAAATTACTGCTAGACAGTACAATCCATCAATCTATGATGATACATTCGGTGCATCTCTTAAAGTATTCGGTACAGTTGGTAACGATAAGCCAATCAGATTAACACCAGCAACTGTTAAGCCTGTTGAGAACATTCAATTCAATCAAATCTACCGTGGTAAAGTCGATGGCTTACCAACATACGATATTGTATTATCCTTTGATGAACCAGACGACATTGAGTTCCGTTCTGCATCTGTTTATATTCAAACCGTACACAATGGTGTGGCTGGTGAGTGGAAGAACTATGGTGAATCCAAAGGTATCACAACTATCATGGGTCTTAAACGTGGCGACACAATCAACGCACGTATTATACCGAACGATTCCAAAGGTATCGAACACGAGGAATCGATGTCTGCTCCATCGTATACCGTGGTTTCCAAGTTTGGCACACCAGAGATGCCACAGAACTTACGCCTAAAAGTGACAGACGAAGCACGAATCACATGGGATATAATCAAGAATACCGATATAGACCATTATGAAATCTCCACAACAGGATTCTTTAATAATGGTGCGGTTGTATCCGTTGACAATGAAGCACCAATTACATTAACAATGCGTACTGGCAAGATTTATGTCCGTGGTGTCAACATTGATAATGTCGCTGGTCCAGCCAATTTTGTAGAATACGATTATCCAGAATTAAGTGTTCCACAATTAAATTACATCAAATCACAATCTGGTGCGTTCCAAGTTGTTCTAAGGGATACACCAAAGACAAATCCACCAATATTGAAAACCATTTTTAGAGTCAATGATAAAGACTTTAGAACCGATTCCAATGTGTTTACATATGTTGACGACCCAGCGGTATACAATGTGTCTTACGCATATGAAGATTACTTTGGTACTGGTGCGTTTTCCAGTGGTCAGAGTGCGGTAATTAAACAAAATATCAATCAAGATTTAATCAACCGTGCAACCGCAGCCATCCAAAGCATTGAACAAATGCAAGCAAACATTGATACAATCAACACACGGATTCAAAATGCGGTCACAGAACAAATCCAAAATTCAATCGGTGGTGCAAAATTAGAAATCACCAAGGCAGCCGAAGCCATGAAACAACAAATCACGGATGCACAACACCATATGGAATCCACGATTACACAAACGGCAAACGCTTTGGATGCAAAAATCAGAGATATTGATTCACAGGTACAATCACGAGTAACACAACTTGCAAGTACAATTGAGTCTTCTATCAAGTCTTTGTCTGGCGATGAAATTCTAAGTAGAATCAATCAGTCAAGCGGTGGTACTCAAATTGATGGTAAATTGTTACACGTTACATCGGATTCGGTTTTCGATAAAGGCGTTGTGGCAAAAAACATCGAAGCTGGTACAATCAGTACTGACAAACTCATGAGTTCTATTCTTGACTTACAAGAATCTGGTATGCAAATCAAGGGCGGTGGCGTTCGGATTGACTCCAGTGGTATTCGCATGAGTAATGAAAACGGTTCATTTACCGCATTAACCAAAGATGGCATCAAGTGGTATGACTCCAAGGGTGTTGCCTATAGTGCTATCCAACAAATGGTCTTTGGTATCGCAAACGATGGCGACCATATCGACTTAAATTGGGATTCAGAACCGATGGTGTTCGTTGTTCCCCAAAAGATGGAACTTGGTCAAAACATGAGTGCAGCCGATAATTACATCCAAGGAACAATGGAAACCAAGGCAGTCAATGTTTCCAAAAAAGGCTTTGACATTCACGCAAGAATCACTCAATATTGCAACGGTGAGATGTACTATAATGGTAGACCTTGGGGGAGAACAAATCTTGATAACTTTGCACCGTCAAGATATTCCACAGGGACACTCACAAACAGGGTGTATATATATAGTGAATCCGATACATATGTTTCCATGGAGATACCAGAAGTTGGTGTTGACGTTTGGACAAGCCTTGGCAAACAATACGATAGTACCAATGTCGAGGGTGCTGGATGGGAAAATCCACCAGAAAACTCCAAAAAGTGGTTATCACCAATGGCATCTGGCAAAGGTAAAAACGTTTTTACTGGTAGCGGTTCTGGGTCAACCTATAGTGGTCATTACGAGTTCCAACAAACAAAACAATGGATGATTGACTACGAGAAGATACCACGAAAAATAATCGCAGTAAGAGTTCGCAAAGGTCAAAACGTATTGGTTTGTGCCATTCCATCGTTTGCCATTACACCAAGCAATCCTTGGTTTAAAATTGCGAATATACCATCGCTACCAGAGGGAACATACTTTGGTATTCGTTCTCCAGAGCCTGTTCAATGGTTTGCCGTGAATGTACCAAAAGAAAATTATTTTGTGGCATCACACGCAAACTATAAGACAACTAAGTTTACTGGTCGTGGAACATATACGTTTACTCCAACTGGTAAACGATTTAAGATTACCATGGTTGGTGCATCGGTTGCATCTAGGGGTACAAGACCACAATCTTCCGAAACAAGAATCGTTGGTAATGGTATTGATTATAAAACCTCTGGTTATGCAACTAACTTGTCATTAAACAATCAACAACCGTATAAACAATCGTTCCATTCTGTGCATGGTGATGCGAAGTACAACGAAAAAGGTTGTCTGTACTTTATGGCTAATGCTTTTAAAGTCGGTACAGATTCAGTATCTACTTGGGGTGGCGATGGGTTGTCAATGCCTTGTTATGTCTTGGCTGGCAACAACGTGTCATTCTTTAACGCAAACTTTACCAATAGACGTAATCTAAGTGGAAATCCAACAGAGTTCTTACGTTTCCCAGACGGTAACTACCAAGGACGTGGCGATGTAAATGACGATACGAAAAACCTTGGGGTGTTTGGCGAACTCGTTGGTTGTCCATCGTTTACATTCACTGGTGGCGGTGGTGGCAATCCCGGCGGTTACGCACGTGATATGTGGTGGAACATTGAATGGCAGATGGGTTTATCCAAAGTAGTCACATATAACGTCAACGTACCAACAGGCGTATCGAACTATACGATTACTATTGGTGAATGTCCAGATGTTACCGTTGGTAAAGAAATCCATTTCCCAGCTGGACCGTATAATGACGATGGTGGTTCTATCAGAATAACCAACACCAAACCATTTGATGGTGCAGTATTTATTACGGAGGAATTGTAATGTATTATAACGTATCATTCATGGGGCAAGACCCCATGAATTTTTATGTTTCATACGATGAAACAGACGAAACAGTATCATACGAAACATACCAATTATATATGTCTGGTCAATACATCAAGGGTAATGACGGAGAACCAAAACTAAAAGAACAAACAAATGTTCAATCTACCTCTGGTGCATCCGATGCGGTCATACAAGAGGACACCACTCCTGTGGTGCCAGACTTACCAAACATTGACCCATACGTTGCGTTAAACAATAAAATTAAAAAGTTGCGTAAACAAATGGAAGACATACCAACGTCTGCCGATAATATTTATCGTGTGGCACATGGGGAATTTATTCCAATCCCTATAGACAAAAAACCAAGTGATTTTGTGTATGAAATCATTAGTGTGCAAGTGTCTGGTGATACGTTTAATTCTCCTAATGTTGGTATGTTTATTCAACCTCCGCAGTATCCATTCTATAGAGATGCCAATATCACTATCGGTATCGTAAACACAAATCAAGTGTATGTTTCAAACAACGAAACAGACCCAACAAAACATATCACAGGATGGTTGACCGTAAAAGTCAACGAGAAAACAAATGTTCCCCAAGACACAAATGGTCAACCGCTATTAACATCTATAGAACCACAATAGAAAGGAGGTATACCAATGAAAGATTGGATTCGTGTTGAAGACGAAGTTATGCACGTTGGAGCAGACTGGAATCGGTTGTATACTGTTGATGAATCAATTGATTTAACCGATGCAACTGCCGTGTGTAAAATCCGTGATTTGAAAGATAATGTTTTACTACAGGCGATATGCACCGTGTATCCGCATAGCGTAGTCGTATGGTTTCCATATGAAGATACATTAACACTTAATCGTCAAATCAAGAGGGGCAAATATGATGTTTTCATTCAAAAAGATTCTAAATCTTGGAAACTGGTCATGGGTGAAATCGAAATTATCCACGACATTTCCATGCATTAATTTTAAACCAAAGGAGCATACAATCATGCCAAACGAAGAAACAATCCAAAAAATGTCTATTGTAGACCCAATTCAAGTCAACATAAATATTCCAAACTTTGAGGGAAAACCCGGTAGAGATGGTGTAGACGGTCGAGATGGTGACGATGCGTACCGTATTGCCGTTCGCAATGGTTTCTTGGGTACAGAAAAAGAATGGTTATTAACCCTTAAAGGTCAAGATGGTAAATCCGCATCCGCACCTACGGCACGACAAGCGTTACTAAAGAATAACATCTGGTGCGAAGATGATACCGTTGATTCTGTGTTTACTGCTATGATTGGCAACTGGGGTAAGCCAATGCCACGTACAGAGTTTAAACCATTGACTATTCCAGTAAATCTTACACAAGGTCAACGAATTGTTGCCGTTACTGGCGAACCACATTACAAAGTTAAATTACAATCGTCTGACACAGTTACACAATTAAATGACAATGGCACTGGCTCTATTACCTTAGAAACACCTTTTGGTGAAGATGATATTAAGATTTTATATCTAAACTTCGTAAACGAAGTCCTTGATACAAAAACAATCCAAGGTGTATCCGTAGATGGAACTCCAGATGATACAGATGTACAAGGAGATGTAAAATACTCTCTTAAAGGTCGAGTTCTTACTGTGAATTTGTCTAGTGTTGGAACTATGAATAGACCAAAAGTATCTTTCCTTGGGAAATTTAAGGTTTCTCAAATTGATTCTATTATTTTAAAAGTCAACAACCCAGCAGAATTTTATGTAGATGGTTCTAAATGTGTTATGGATTCCACTGGTGTGTACGGAGAAAGCATTCCAGTTTATGTAAATCAACCAGAAAATCTCCATATTCTAAATACCGACCATTACGGCAGTATTAATATCGGTACATTAGAACATGGCACAAAAACTGTTGGATTCGTTTCTTCCAGCATTAACTGGTACGCTAACAAAAACGAGTTCTTAAACGATGGTGAAGCAATAGACCACTTATAATCACTCTTGGGGATACAAACCAATGTATCCCCAATGTTTTTTCACAACATCTCTCACAGAAAGGACATCAATGGAAATACTTACAATGGTATCTCTCATATGTGGTATCTTGGCATCTGTTGGGGCAATCATAGGGGTTATCTTCAAGTTTGTAATCATTAATCCCTTAAAGGTGTCAATCGACAATCTTACCAAGGTTGTTGAAACCATATTGAAAGATATAGAAACAAGTCGAGTAGACCGATACAATCAAGCCATACGTTTGACATCTATTGAATCGGATGTTAAACACTTGGATTCTCGCATGGAGTCCATTGAGGAATCCTTGAAAGGGCGGTGACACCAATGGATAACATTATTGATTCAATCAAGGGTTATTATTTTAAAATACGAACCGCCCATATAAACATAAAATCACTACAGTTTGTCAAGTTTGTTATTACAACATCTTTCATCCCAATATTCATGTACTTGGGTGTCTGGTTGTATGCAATCTATGCAATGCACGTTGGTATAAACGTAACAATTCTTGTTTCTCTCTTATCGGAATTGCGATTGTTCGTATCCGTAATCTTCTCAACACAAACTGTTGCTGGCGTACTTGCGTATGGTGTGGCTTTAATCGATTCAGATGGCAATGGAGAATCCGATGAATTAGATGCCAAAGCACACGCCCAATCCAAAAATACTATTAATGACACCACAGGAGATACAAAATGAGAACATTAACTAAAGACGAACTAATGAGTATGGCAACCAGTGCAAGAGGTTATATTGACCACATCTACTTGCATTGGTCTGCTGGTCATTACAACCAAAGCCATACCGATAAATACCACATCTGCATTGACAAAGATGGCAATATGTATACCGATGTGGATTTGTTTACGGAACACCGTGACCATACGTATATGCGAAACAGTCGTGCCATCGGTATCACCTTGAATGGATGTTGGGATGCCATAAATCCGTCAAACATGGGTACAGAACCACCGACTGAAAAACAAATCTATGCCCTTAGCTGGCTAGTGGCATTGCTATGTGTTCAAATCGGTATTCCGTTGGATATTCAACACGTAATGACCCATGCGGAAGCTGCGGACAACAAAGATGGTATGGACTTATGTTACATCGACCCAACGCCATATCCAAACAACACCTATGGTCCAGATTCAACGTGCGAACGATGGGATTTATGGGTTTTACACCAAGGCGACCAAGAATGGTCTGGTGGTGACAATATCCGTGGTAACGCACGATATATCGCACATAACGAGTGGGGGATTGACATATGATGCATTACAAGATTGAAAAACCACCGCTATGGAAAACTGTTGGTACTATGTTTGCCGTTTGTTTTATCGGTTTATTTGTGTGCGTATATCTATTGTTTTCAAACATCCATTCACACGAACAACAACTAAGACAAACAGAAATTGAATTGCATAAAACACAATTGGAATTACAAGTCACACGTCATGAACGGTCAATATTGCAAAACAAAGTCAATACTTTAGAGAACATTGAATACGACCGTGGAACACTGGTAAGACCATAATGGAGAAACAATGAATGAAACAATTAAAACATATATTCGGTCAAATCCAAAGTATTCGATTTGTGTTATTATTGGGATTGTTGTGTTTGTTGCCATTGGGTTATTCCTATGGACAAGAGCCTACAATCACATTGACACAAAGCCAATACGAAACGCTACAAGAGAACTTGACAACGCTAGAGAATACAATCGACAATCAATTGAATACAATCAACGAATTGGAAACACAGTTGAACGCAGCCAAGTTATCAACGAGCGAATCGAACAAACAATTGATGGAAGCATCAACGCTAATCGTCGAACAACGGAAGCAATTGACCGAAGCACAGAACTTGTTAAAGCAGCAAGAACAGACGCTGCAAACGCAAAGAATCTCATTAGAGAAAGCCGAGATATACTTAACGCAGCAGAAAGAAATCATCAAGAAAGCACAACGCAGTCAACAACGTGCCAAACTCATTAATGTGTTGTTGGGTGCAACGGTTGTATATCTTGCGGTTAAATGATTGGATGGTGGTCTAATTAATCTCCGTAGTATATGACGGTGGACATATACATTCTATAATAAAAACAGGGAGCATACCTATGTGGTATGCTCCCATTTTTTACGTTTATACGGTTATTTCTTTAATTCCAATGGTTTCGCCTTGGTAATACAATCACCACGTAATTGGATATAATACCCAACACCAGCTTTCATTTCAACCAAATATGAAGACCACATAACATACTTGTTCCCCAGATGGTCAAACACATATGCCATCGGTTTGCCAGTCTTGGTTGTTCTTTGTTTGAAATCAGAAACGATAATTGCTCTTACGTCACGACCGTTTGCCAATTCTGTGTTATATTCCCTTAGGGGGTTCTCAAAAGAACACCCAAGGTATTTATACCTAAGAGTAGCTAGAGGCACCTTAGCGGTCAAATCTGGCGATTCTATGAGTACTATGGAGTTATACTTAGATGTCCATTCTTGGATTTTCTTTTCGATGTTCGCCAATTTCTTTTCCATAGATTGTAATTGCTTTGGTGTTGCCGTTGGTGATTCCGTTTGCATCAACTGCTGGTGGTCACGCAATTTAACATTCCATTCGTCAATCTTGTTTTGTGCGTTCTTGCGGTCACTGGCGAATGATTTATACTTAGGGATTAATGCCATAAGTTCGTTTGTTTCACCCAAGAAATCCAATGCACCACTACCGACTAGACCCTCTAGTTGCAATTTTGTGTACTTGCTAAAGATGGCATCTATGGTATATTCATGTGGTTTTTCAATCTTGTTGATACCCTTGATGTACGCAAGACCTACACGAATAGCATTACCATCGACTGTCCATTCACGTTGACTGTGGCGTAAATCTGGTGGTAATATCTCGATGCCCTTGCGTTTAATCTCTTGGATATATGGCAAGATTTTCTCTTGATTACCATCTTCGGAATTGATGGTTGCTACATAAAATTCCAACGGATAATGGGTCTTTAAGTATGCCGTTATGTATGCCATGTAGCCGTATGATTGACTGTGAGAGTTACATACGACCAAGCCATTATTTACAACAAATGTATGGTTTGGATGAGCCATTTCAACATCGTACACATCTTCAACACCGACATATGTAATAGATTTGATTTTGTCTTCTAATAGGGCATATCCGTGGTCACCTTTTTTCGCACGACCATGTTTGTAATGTTCTTTTTTATGACAAGAAACACACAACCATTGGAAGTTATCTGTGTTGTTGTTTTTGCGATTGAAGTCCTTATGGTGCATCTCAAATCGAGTAGAACCATATTCGCATCCACAGATTTCACATGGTTTTTGTTCTCGTTTTGCCACCTCAATTGCATCTTCAAAATTGCGTGTGGCACTATAATCTTGTCGTTGGAAACCTCGTTGACCTTTGGTTGGTATATTTGTAGAGCGTTCTAATTCAGTCAAGTTATATGTTTTCTTGACGACATTTCTATCGCCTTTAACATACAATATATCACCGACTTGTAATTGTTGTAAATGCTTAATGCCATCTGGTGTTGGAAACTTATGTTTCATTGTTGCTTTAACAAAAGAGCCGTTTTCTGTTTCCACCATATAGACATCATTTTTACCCTTGTAATAGATGTCAACAATATCATTGATTTTAATTGCATCGTCAACCATGCTAAGGGATTTTCCGTAGCCATTACGCTTGTATTTATCATGTAGACTGCGGTGTCCATTTTTCTTTGCCCATTTACTATCGTGCATTGTTTTATACATTTCTTCAACAGTCAATGGCTTATGACGACCACCATCACGATACAACACAGTATCACCAGAGATACAATGGTTAAACGAGTATGAACCAGCGGCAACAATCATATCTAAAATCTGTTGTGCAACCTCTGGGTCTGTACCTGTTGATTTTGCACGTTCGATAAACTCGCCTGTAATCTGTTGCATTAAATCATGGTCTTTTTTACCGATGGCTCTACGAACGGTATCCGCTTCCGCCATACTATAGCCACCAATAACTTGAACCACTTTCATGATGTCTTCTTGATATAACATAATACCATATGTTTCCGAAAGAACATCTTTTAATCTTTCATCCAAGTATTCAAACGGTTTACCATTTCTTCGGTCAATAAACTCTTGTAACGTGCCACCTAGAATACACGCTGGTCTATACAAGGCAACAACGGAAATCAAATCAACAAAAGACCTTGGGGCAATATCTTTAAGGACTTTAATCATTCCCGGTGATTTCATTTGAAACACACCGAGCGTATCGCCTTTTTGTAATAACTGTAAAGTCTTTTCGTCATTCCAAGGTAGATTAATCAAGTCAAGACTATCTTTGACACCAGCCATCGTTACACAATCATTGATTACATCCAATGTTCTAAGACCAAGAATATCTTCCTTTAGGAAACCCATTGACTCTAAATGTTTAAAGTTTGTAGATGCCACAAACGTATCTTCTTTTGTTTTAGAATCTTTTTGCATTTCTAAAGAGCAATACTTGGTAATATCTTGGTTTGAAACAATGACTGCCGATGCGTGTTTACCAAAGCCAGTCATGATACCGACCAACTGTTTTGCTAGAGAGAACATCTCTGGATGTTTACCATCGTTTACATGGTCAAGTTTGGCATACTCTAGGTCGTTATCGTAATAGTCTTCATCATCATCGAACGATACGCCCTTAATTTTCTTTGAGTAGGCATCTGCAATTGTATGGTCTATGTTTAAACAACGTGCTGCTTCTTTTAATGCACCAGCTGCTTTCATATATGAAAATGTACGACATTGATATACATATTTGTATTTTTCTTCGAGATATTGAATGACTTCTCCACGTCTTACCTTAGAACAATCGTTGTCGATGTCGGCTGGAGATACACGGTTTGGGTTTGCAAACCGTTCAAAATATAAGTTATTTTTAATAGCATCTAAACCGACAATATCGAGTAAATATGCACACTCACATCCTCCGACCGAACCACGTCCCACATTGGATACAGGGATGCCACGCTTGCGACACGCATCCAGCAAATCTTTGGTAATCAACAAGTAGTCCATATATCCAACTTGTTCCAAAATGTCAATCTCGTGTACCACACGTTCGTCAACACGCTTTTTAAATTCTGGTGTCACCTTGCCGATAATCTTTTGTTTATATCCATCACGCAACGCCTGTAGAAACACAGGTTTTACATCCCCATCTTGAACAAACTTAGGGTATACATCAAGATTGAAATCTACTTGTGCATTACATTTGTCAAAAATAACATTGGTGTTCTTAACCATTGTTTCAACCATGTCAGCACCGAATTGTGGATACAGACGGTCAAACACTTGTGCTTCCGACTGAATAAAGAAGTCGTTTGAACCATAGTATTGGTCTTCATCATCATCTTGTGAGCGACCACGAAACGCCTTGTGGAGTGCATAGTCTTCTTCATGCACATAATGAGAATCACAAGCGGCAATCAATGGAACATCATATTTTGCACCCATTTCTGCCACCATTGCATTAAAACGCTTTTGGTCTTCATGTTGATACGTATGTATTTCAAAATACAAGTCATCACCGAAGATGTCTTTAAACTGAGGTATTAGAGATTCTCGATTATCACCTTTTAGCCATCCACCCATACAAGCCGATGTACAGATTAAACCCTCGGAATATTTACGGATTATATCTAAGTCAATTCTTGACTTGTAATAGTAATGCTTATGTGCTTCCGTTGTCAATTTAAACAGGTTTTCCAATCCCTGTTGGTTCTTCGCAAGGAATAATATGTGTGAATACGACTTATCCTTGATTGTAACATCATACGTATAGTACAACTCTGAACCCATCAACAGTTTTAAATCCGTACCATGTTTCTTGTTATATTTCTGTAGATGCACATATGTGTCAATCAATCCAGAACAACCATTGTGGTCAGTCAATGCAAATCCACGTTGCCCCAATTCGTGTACACGTTGGATGATACCATCTACAGAACTAATGGCATCTTTCATTCCATAGTTTGAAAACTGTGAATGTAGATGCGTATGAATAAAGTTATCCGCCATATTTTACCTCCGATGAAAATTATCAAATTCACTATTGACAGTATACCACAACTTGTGCGATAATACAAGTGCGGATAACTTTTACCGCATAAGTATTTTTCAACAGAAAAGGAACAAAAGAATATGGCAAAAGAAAAACCACTTGACAAAATTACCGATGTAATGACACCTGTTGGTACATCTGTGTTTGTGAAAATCAATGGAGTTATTGACGACTTCGCTGGTGGTCGCAAGTACACGGTAACAATGCACTTGGATGATGCAGATGCAGAAGCCTTGAAAGAAAAGTTGGTTAAAATCTGGGAGTCTTCAAGCACTTGCAAACAACGTGAAGAAAACGGTAAAGAAACAGACCGTCCAACATTCACGTTGACCAAGAAAAAAGACTATGGTTATCAACTAAAGGCATCTACGCAAGTTGAGTTTACCGACAAAGACGGCAACACACATGAGAATGTGGTTCGTTTGGTTGACGGTGACAAAAAACCAATGGACGAAAAGACTGCTATCTGGAGTGGCTCTAAGATTGCTCTTTGGATTGGTGTACGTCCATACGAAACTGCTATGATGTACGGTGTATCTCTCAAACTCAAGGGTATTCAAGTCATTGACCTTGTGACTGGTGGTGCTGGTGGTGCTTTCGGTGGCTCTGCATCCGATGATGTTGGCCATTATGGTTCTACGGCAGAAACATGGGAAACATCAGACGACATCCCATTCTAACAAAAGAAATTATCTTGGTCTAAAACAGAATATTGAGAACCAAAATCAACCCAAGTCAAATACGGCTTGGGTATTTTGGCGTTCAATCATTAGTTGCATATTGTGTGTAAAACATACGATTAAAATTCATAAAAATACATAAGAAAACCCCTTGACAAAATTAGACTTTTGTGATACCCTATCAAACCTAAGTTTAAAACATAAGAAATACTATAGTTTAACTCCTAGGTTTTAAACAAAAGTTTCATACAAGGGTTTTCTCTCTTATGTTTTTCACCTAGGGTTAAAACTTATGTCCATACCTAAGGTATGCTCCTAGGGTTAAAACATAAGTGAATACTTGTTTGGTTATCTTTTGTATTCTTCACTTACGTTCAGAAATACAAAAGATAACACGAAACTGGAGTAAAACGGCAAAGCCGTAATCGCCCTTGGCGATTGTTACAAGTCGGATAATAATTTGTGTTGACTTGTCCATTTACGTATGGTACAATGTATGTGTATCAAGTCGGAAAGAAATGAAAGGAGGTCATACAATGACGGCACAAAACTTTGTCGACAAAGACTTTAAGAAGAAAGCATGGACACTCGCTATGATGTACTTCAAGAAATGTACACCGAATGGTGCGTTCCATAACGGCAAACCGTCTTCCGAGTTCTTTAAAGTCCGTTCGTTCTTCATGCAGATTGACGAAAACTCTATGTTGAAATTGTATAAATATATGGACACGCTAGAGAAAACAGATATGTCGCTTACTGACGTGTTCATTGCAGCAAACGAACTTAATGCTAAAGAATTTGCGAAAGCCAATACGAATACGGTTATTCGTGAACGACAAGCCTTTGACCTAGAGAAGTGGTTTAACGACAATGCGTAAGGTTAAACAACTTGGATTCTTGGTCGTCAACAAACAACAACCGAAACCAAAACGATACATCAAACGACTAACCGTAAATGGTCTAATCAGACGTAAGAAACAGTTTCGCTTTTGGTATATCTTGAAATGTACCAAAGAAGAAGACATTATGACTTCATTGAAAGAGCCAAAGTCGGTTATCATCTTTGATATATTTTCCGTTGGTTCTCTAATTCGATTGACACTTAACGGACGTGTGGAATCGTATACGTTAAACTCTGACAACTGTACATTCGGTTGGTACAAGCGTTGTGTGACAACGTATTTGTTTATCGTTGACCACAATCATAATCGAACATTCGTATTCGGTCACAGAAAAAACAAGATTCGCACAGAACGAGAACTATGGGAATCAAGCGACATTAATTATTGGGGAGGATAACGCAGCATGGATTCATTCATTCGACTACAGTTGACAACGGCAACGATTGTTAGACACAACTTAGTCAATCTACTGGAATTTATACGGACAAACCATATTCGTTCTATTCAGAAAACAGAAGACGGCTATTTGATATTGGAAAACGATAAAAAGGCTTGGACAAAACGAGCAACAGATTTTACGTTTATTGGTATCAATGATGTTTTACCAGATGGTGTTCTATCGGTTGAAGACTTTTACCAAAACAGATACGAGTTTTTGGACAAGATATTTACAACCAACGATGATATATCCAAAGTCATATACGACTTGTACGATACTTTAATCAAGCTAGTGGAGATTTATCAAGAGCCATACAACCCAAAGGACACATTGTTCTTGTATGACCACTCGTCTGTTTATAGTCTTGACAATAGCGGAGAGCAACACTTTATCACACATATTGAGAACGTACCAAAGTACATTCCGTTTGACTGTATCTGCAAAGACAACGATATTATCGCTATTAGAACGGCAGTCAGTCAATTGTATGACTTAAAATGTTGCATTGACCCATCTATTGACTATCAGTTGCAGCAACAGTTGAAAACACTACAGGAGGAATACCCAGATGAATACAATTTCAACCTTAAAGTATAAGATTGACTTGCAAGAGTTGGTTGAAGAATATACGACCCTTTCACGAAACGGTGGTAAAATTCCAAGGGGTACTTGTCCAATATGTCATGGTGATAACCCAACAGAGTTTTGTATTCTTGGTGACAGATACTATTGTCACAAATGCGGTTCATCTGGTGATGCAATTGGTTTTTATTCCGAAGTAGAGGGTCTACCGTTCTATCAAGCGGTTGAAGCCTTAGCAGAAAAATACGAGGTATCTACGGACGACCCTGTGTATCAAAAACAGAAAAGCATCGTTGGTCAGAACACTAAAGTTGCCATTAAGTATCACAAAGCCGTTGATGCCGTTCGTGAATACATGAATATCAAACGTGGCATTAATGATGAAATGTTGGAAGAATTTTTGATTGGCTATGACAAAGGTGGTTTCTTGGGTGTGCAATCGTCTGGTATTGTCATACCGATTCAAGATGCGTATGGTCGTATCGTTGGTTTTTCCAAAAGACGATTGGAAGAAACGAATGAACCAAAGTATAAGAATACCAAAGAAGACGATGTGTTCGTTAAAAGGCAACTATTGTTTAATTACCATCGTGCGGTTAAGATGTTACATCCGAATGGTGTACTTCATGTTGCCGAGGGGTATCTTGATGTCATGTCTGCACATCAACAAGGGATTCCATGTGTTGGGTATCTTGGTGGTCGATTGACAAAAGACCAGATTGGTTTACTATGGGAACTACAAAAGCGATACAATGGTGACATCACGTTTGCATTGGCGGTTGACAATCCAGAGTGTGATACAACTGGTCGCAAGGCATTGTTAAAAACAAGGGAAGACATCAACAAGTATGCACCAGATTTAAACGTGCGTGTGGTTAAATATCCGAGTGAAACAAATGAATAGCTATGATAACCTACCGAAAAGAATCGGAATGAGAAAACAAATGTGGATTCGTGCAAACTGTATGTATTGCGAACCACCATATAATTACGAATGTAAATTATGTTTGCGTTGTTGTGTCAATCGCAAAGGTAAAACAAGAAATCGTTGTGGTTTTAAGAAAGCTGGGTAAAACAATGGGATATGCACTATTAGATGGCACTTGCGTGTCTTCAATGATTAACAAAGAATATACTGTGAATGGTTATCGGTTTATTACTCAATTTGACAACGGTTGGATTGCCATTCGTTTTTTAGACGATGTTCCAACTAACTGCGTGAATCAATTCAGTAACATTGGTGCGTTCAATGAATACATCGAGTATTTAAAACGAAAGCCACATCATGATGATTATGTTGCCATGGCTACATTAGCGGAGGAAGACAATGGATAAATACCTACAGGATAAGCTGTTTTATATCAATCAGATGTTCAATTTCATAGAACCAATTAATAATCCAACAGAATTAATCATTGGTGATACGTTGTATAATATCCATGTTTATGCTGTGTATAAAATCACAGTAGATAATACGACCACCAATAGTTCCACCGATTTTAAAGACTTTATGTCATTCTATGACTTTATCCTAGGAGAAAATAAATGAAGATAATACACATGGTTAAATACGGTTGTGGACAATGGGAAGACTATCACGAAGATGTCGAATATATGTACGAATCATTTAACGAAGCCAAACAAAAATGTCTACAGTTACAATCTGAAATCGACAAACGCTTACAAGATAATCAACGCTGGTATGATACTCTAAATAAGCTGGATGATGAAAACATTGAGAGTATCTACAATGAAAACACAGAGAAAACATCATGTGCCGTTTCGTTTTATGAATTTGTAGATTCCCCCAAGGATTTTCCAGAAATCTTAGGTTTGTTCAGTCAAGAGATGCAAGATAAATTACTGTTGTATGCCGAAGCAGAAGAATATGTCAACTCCATTAGTATCTTTGATAATGACTTTGATAATCCGCATTATTTTATGTCTGTATACAAATGGCTAGACGATGGTTCACTGAAATGGATTGATTCCTATAGCTATGGACAACTGGAGGATATGCAATGCTTGAAACTGAATTAATTACACGAGTTGAGTTATCTACTCCAGTAAATCAATGCCAAGGTTTTTGTTGGGATTCAAAACGCAAGCAATTCATCTTGGCTACCATCTCCAGTGACAATAAAACCCAAGATATTTTTCGCATCAGTTATGATGGTTCTACCCTTAGTAACCATCGTTTCAACGATAAACCACGCTTAGGACATATGAATACGTTAACTTATCGGCGTGATACCGATGTTATTTATACTACAAATGCAACCGTAGATGGTTTTCTATTGACGGCTATGGATGCAAAAGATTTCTCCATACAGGAAGAAATAAAAATGCCATACAAGGTATTTAACGTGGCGTATGACCCATTCACGCACAAGTTTGTATCTATTAGACCATACAAAAAGAACATTCGTTTAATTCAAGAATATAAGTGCGTGGCAAACGATAACAAACCACAGTTTGTACGTGAATATGAACTTGATTGTGAAAACGAAGATATTAATAATAATGGTGCTTTTGTGTTTTTAGATAATATTATTTTTACAACCTTGACACATCTCGTAATCTATGATACATTTAATAATGTAAAGACGATGGTTGAGTTACCAAAGAATTTCGAGGTAGAAGACATTGATATTGTCGATGGTCAGTTATACTGTAGTGTTTACCGACTAAAAGGCATTGTTGAAATCCATCGTATTTTGGGATTAGATTCCCAATTAACAAAAAATGTTCGCCCTATTGGGTTTTAAATCCCAGTTTTTTAACACGGAGGTAAAAATTATGCGAGTTGTATCTTATGAACATTTGTTTGGCGACAACAAGTATGTATCAAACAAATGTGAACAATATGTTGTTACAAAAGATGGTATTAAGTATCTGCCATTAGACATTGTTGAAGAAATCGGTTTCGATTATGAACAATCTGCCGTTATGGAGGTTGACTTTGAATGAATGTATTAATCGCTTGTGAGGAGTCACAAACCGTCTGTAAAGCATTTAGACAACTTGGGTTTAATGCCTACAGTTGTGACATCGTGAAATGTTCTGGAGAGCATCCAGAGTGGCATTTTAATGTAGATATATTCGATGTTATCAAACGCAAAGGTGGAGTTACCCAAAGTGGTAATCTTGTGTTTGTTGACAAATGGGATTTAATGATTGCACATCCACCGTGTACGTTTTTATCATCCAGTGGTGCAAAATGGTACTATCACCCAGACGACAAAGATTTACCGATTGAACAACGTAGACCGCATCCACGGTTTCCACATCGGAAACAAGACCAAGATGCAGCCGTTGATTTCTTTATGGCATTATACAACACAAACATTCCGTATATTGCCATCGAGAATCCTGTTGGTGTCATGTCTACGAGATTCCGTAAGCCAGACCAGATTGTGCAACCGTATATGTTTGGCGACTCAGCACGTAAGACCACTTGTTTATGGCTTAATGGTTTACCATCTTTAGAACCTACTAAGGTGGTATCCGAGGGTGAATCCATCGTATTCCGTAGTGGTAAAAAAATGCCAAAGTGGTATTGTGATGCGTTGACAAATGCAAAAACAGATGCAGAACGCAGACGTTTACGCAGCAAAACATTTGATGGTATCGCACGAGCAATGGCATCTCAATGGGGAACATTTGTTAAACACGAAATGGAGAAAAACAATGATTGATTTTTTGGAAAAACATTATATCTTTTTCACACGATTTGTTTGGATTGCAACATATGTGGTTTTATTAGGCGTTCTTGATTTTTACAACGTATATAAAATCAACGATGTACCAACATTCGTATGTTTTATCTTTGGTGTCTATTGGCTTGCCAAGATATTGACTGCTATGATTGTGATTGGTGTTGCAGCCTTGTTGCAAATCAATGTTGACATCGAATTAAAATCATCGTTTACAATTAACGATAAATACATTTTCTAACCAACAGTATGCATCCACAGGAGAGAAAATTATGAAATACAGAAACGGCAACGCTAAAGTGTGGCTTGATTTACAAGACGGCACACGCATTATTGAATACCCAGATAACGAACCATTGACACTTGAAACGCCACTCAATATTGATATTCGTGTATCTACACAATGTCCATACGGTTATAATGTCGTCACTAGAAAATCTGCTTGTGAATTTTGTCACGAATCCGCCCTAGTAAATGGACAAGAGTGCGATTATGGTATTCTGCAACAAGTGTTGACCGATGCAAAATTGCCACGTGGTACAGAAATTGCCTTAGGAGTCAATGAAGTCACAGACGATTTAATTCAATTCGTTAAGAACTTATGGAAACTTGGATTGGTTGTCAATATCACAATGAACGAGCGTTATATCTTAGAATTTGGCGATACACGGCTTAAAGAGATGATGTCATATGTATATGGTCTTGGTATCTCGTATCGCTCGTTACAGGGGTGTTTATCGCTACCAGATTGGATTGCAGAATATCCACATACGGTTATTCATGTGATTAATGGCATTGATGATTTTGACGATGTAAAAGAACTGGGTGTAAAATACCGCAAGTTATTAATCTTGGGCGAAAAAGACTTCGGTTTTAACCGTGGTAAGGTTGATTTAAACACTCCACAACATAAACAATGGAAGTCGAATGTAATGCAATTGACGGAAATCTTTGACATTGTATCCTTTGATAACTTGGGGTTGCAACAATTAGAAATCCGTGGTAAGATAACAGATGAAGAATACAAATCGTTTTACCAAGGTGAACATTCTATGTACATTAATGCGGTGGAACAATACTTTGCTCCATCCAGTCGTACACGGAATAACATCAAACACTATAGTGAAACTGATTTACGTTCGTATTTTCAATATTGTGAATCACAGGAGGTGTCGCATGATACTAATTAGAGCAGGCGTATTTGAAACCAACAGTTCTTCTTGTCATTCAATGGCATATGTCGCACATTTACGATTGAATAAGCCAAAGAACCAAACAATCACACAACAGTTTGGGGTTCTTGGTTTTACTCCGATGTTTAACGACCAGTCTTGGGAAGTCCACTTTGTGGATTATGTATGGAAAGAACAAATATTATCCACACCACAAGATAAACTATGGTTTTTACTAATGGAAATCTATAGCGAATCTTTGGTTGACGAAGTGTTTGGCGACCCATTTTATCTACATATAAAACAATGGTTATCTGACATTGGTATCTACTTAGAAGAAATTGGGTACGATGTAGACGATATTGTTGAATCAGTTCCGACCAACGGTGTTGTTAAGCAAGAAATGTTTGAAACTAAAGAAGATTTATACAAATATTTATTTGATAATAACATCGTGATTGATGTTCGCCAATATGAGGTAATGGCAGAGTACTAAAGGGGGCAAACAAATGAAATTAATACGCAACGGAGTCTTTGAAACAAACTCCAGTTCTGCACATTCGTTGGCATATCAAAACACAGTATTGCGTGATTACAATTACAAACCAAAAGATGATTTGTGTTTTACTGCTAAAGAATTGCATCTAACAAAGAAACCAAAGGAATACGAAATGTATTCGTATATGCCTTTATACTTTGATGAGTACGGTTGGGGGTTTGATGTGTTATCTTCTCCAGCAGAAAAACTTAGTTATTTGATGTCGTCCGTCTACCAGTATAAAACTTGGGGTGTTATTAAAGAAGACCCATTTTTTAAACAAGTAATACAATGGTTAGATGAATTGGGCGTTCGTGTTGATTTACCAGAAGAATACGGTGACTCTAGTGAAGTTGACGCATATGTTGACCATCAATCTTGGAATGTCGTTACAAAGGATATGTTCCAAACCAAAGAAGATTTGTTGACATATCTATTTAATAACGACATTGTAATCCATATTGAAAACGACAATTCGGACATCATGCAAGATTGGGTTGATAAACCAAAAGAAACAATGGGTTATAACGCAGCAATGTATTGGTGTGTTTCTCAATATAAATGCGTAAGATGTAAATCTTGGAAAGATGGCGTGTATCTAATTTATGATGTCCTTAAGGATGGCGATGGTCGTTATCACTTAAGTTATCTGTTGATTGATAACAAGTTAAAAAGCGTTTATACACCAACAGTAGATGATACACAAGCATCCGACTGGACAGTTGCTTTGGAGGTAAACAAGTATGAAATTAGTTAGAAATGGTGTGTTTGAAACCAACAGTTCATCCGCACATTCTCTTGCGTATGGCACAGAATATATCTTGCGTGGTTCTCGTTGGTATCAACCAACAGAAGAACACGACTTTAGTAATCCAATGTATCGCCTAGATAAAGTACCAGATAATTACCGTGGTTATACATTCTATGAATGGCTTGGTGAGTTCGGTTGGAATGGTAGACCATTGTGTACACCACAAGAAAAGTTTTCTTATTTGTTGACACAAATGGCGGATACATCGGAAGAACTGCATGAATCAACCGAATATGAAACCATAAAAGAAATGGTTGAAGACATTGGTTGTGAAATCATTCGTTGTAATGACCAAGATGGATACGTTGACCACGAAAGTTACGGTATTGTCAAACCATCGTTATTTAAGTCTAAAAAAGACTTGATTACGTACCTGTTTAATGATAACATCATAGTATACATTGAAAACGACAATAGCGAATACCAAGAATGGTACACTGGCGAAAAACGTTACTCTTGGGAGTAGCCTATGACGTACAAAGAAGCTACAAAAGATATTTATGTTGGTCTTATCATAAAGCGACAATCTTGGGATAGTCTACGTGTTCAATATATGGATTTATTCGATGGGTTTGATAGCTTTGTAGACTTTGCAATGGTGTCATATGATGCACTCACAAATGAATACATCGGTATTTATACACCAGAGCCACGTGACCAGTTTGCAAACGATTGGGTGATTGTTAAATGAAATTTATTGATTTATTCGCTGGTATCGGTGGTTTTCACTCTGGTTTAACCAAAGCTGGTATGAAATGTGTTGGTTGGTGCGAACAAGACAAATACGCACAACAATCATATCGTGCGTTATACCCAACTGACAATCTTTGGTTTTCGCCAGATGTTCGTGCATTAAACGGTACAGAGATGCCGTATGCAGACTTATGGTGCTTCGGTTTCCCTTGTCAAGATTGCTCCATTGCTGGATTGAAACAGGGGATGGAAAACACACGGAGCGGTTTATTTTACGAAGTTATGAGGTTATTGAATGAAACGAAACATAAACCCCAATGGTTGCTTATTGAGAATGTTAAAAACCGACTATCAATCGACAACGGATGGGGATTTTACGGCGTTTTGTCTGAAATGGACAAAGCAGGGTACAGTATCGCATGGCGTGTGTACAATACAAAAGACTTTGGACTTCCGCAAAACCGTGAGAGGTTGTTCATTGTCGGACATCTTGGAAACGACTGTCCATCCGAAGTATTATACCGACCAGACCAAAGCGAACAATCTATTGTTAGACTAGGGAACTTGCTAAAGACAGATTCTTTTGGTGGCAATCCGCAAAGAGGTCGTGTGTATTCACCAGATGGTTTATCACCGACCGTTACTTGCATTAAGGGTGGCGGTCAAGAACCAAAGATTCTATTAGGCAGAAATCCCAACGTAATACGCAAGTTGACTCCTAGAGAGTTTTGGCGATTACAGGGGTTTACAGACCAACAATTTGAAACCTGTGCAAAAATACAATCAGATGCACAACTGTATAAACAAGCTGGCAATTCCGTGTCTATTCCGATTGTATATGAACTTGGGAAGAATATTGTTGAATACCACAGGAGGTTACACGATAGTGAGTAATTTTATAGAGAATTGTAAAAACGTAGTCATGCAAACACTTAGCTTTCCAATGTCCGCCTATGCCAGTTCACAAGCAAGGATGCAAGATGTAAAGCTGGTGTATAATTCTTTAAACATTGTCTGGTTTTCTAAAACACTTCAGAATCATAAAGCATTAGTTATGTCAACAAGCGAAGACTTTGACCATGTTTATTGGGAAGTTACATACAATGGCGATAAAGATGAATATTATGTTGACAAATACATAAAACAATCCAACACCGTAATCTTGGGAGAAGACATTAATGAAGCAATGTAAAGATTACAACGATTTGTTATCCCAAGGATATTCCATTGGCTCTCTTGAAACAGAGCCTTTGGATATTGCCTGTTTAAATGTCTTATTGGAAGAATACCCAAAACAAGAAGACCAATACAAAAAGGCATCTCGGTTTTGTAAATCTGTACATGATTCAATGGTGCTTGCCGATATTGCTACACTATTGGCAAAGCGATGGGGTCGCTCCATTGATGATGTCAAGAAATATCTCGATGTATCTGCCACCAATGAAGAAGAATTATGGGGTAAAACACATGGGTTTTCTGATTCGTTTGACGACTTAAAGTCATTCATTGGTCAAGACGGTGTTCCACTTGGGTTTCCATCTTTAGACTTTGCCTTAAATGGTGTCAAGCGTAGAGAAATCGTGTTGCTTGGGGCATACACCAACCAAGGTAAATCGTTCGTTGCAGCCAAAGTTGCTGCACATCGGTTGATGGATTCCAAAGATAATCTATTGATTTTCTCAATGGAGATGCCAAGGGGTCAATTTTTGGCGAACATCGTAGAAGAAATCTTGGGTGTCGATGAAGATACTTTGGTTGAAATGTTAAAGACCGAACAAGGCATCGAGGTATATTCTAAAGTGTCTGCCGTATTGGACAAACGTGTTCGCTTTGTTGATGAACCTAATAAAACCATTGACGACCTAGAGAAGATAACAGAAGCGTGTTATGCTAATGATTTTCCTGTGGATTTTGTCATATTTGACCACTTTCATTTGATACCACAGATTGACGACATTCCTGTGTTGTCCAAAAATGCTAATCAAATGAAAGAATACGTAAAGAAATTCAATCTGATTTTGTTTATGCTTTGTCAGTTCAATGAGGACTCTCAAAACACTTACAATAGCGACAAAAAGAAGAAACCGTATGAAGCTATGCTACGTCATATCAAGGGTGCTAACGCTTTAAAAGCGATAGCAGATATTGTGTTGTTACTGTGGCGACCATACAAGACTGATACACAATTGGATTTTGACGAACGTGATAAAATCAAGAATGTGTCTTGTATTAAAATCGGTAAATCTCGTCGCAAGCTGCGAGGACCAGCCGATATATTCCAATACAAGGTAAATGACAAGACTACACATATGGAAGAAATTAATTATTTTGGATAATTATTGTATTTTCTTATTGACAACATTGTGTATATATGTTATTATAATACTGTAGTTAAGTGCTACGCCTCCTTTCTTAACATAGCCGATGCAAGTGGTTGCCCCTACTTGCGTTGGCACACATGGACTGTTGCTGGGTTATGGTCAAAATTTGCATAAATTGTCATGTCTGACCAACAGGTTCGATTCCTGTACAGTTCTGTTTGTTCGCTTGCAGTAGCGAAAAAACGTTTATCGAAAGGTGTGACTGTTGTACACATCCCAAAAAGACAACACGTGTTAATTGATTACACGACAACAAATCAAACATACGGTGCTTGCTGCCGTCACTCAGTAAGCGTTATATGTGACGAGAAAACATATCAGAGATAACTGTAAACCATCACTAGAGATGTAAAAAAGCAAGTTTCTGATAGCCTTGATAAAACTAACAGGGTTGTGCCATTCCATAATCGCACCGCAAGACAATGCGACAACAATCATATGTAGAAATGTAGGTTTTATTACCATACTACGAACTACGAATTTCTTACTGCCGTCAGACCAGACGTTAAAATCCGCAGTCGTTGAAGTGCGATAAGCAACGAAGTGTATACACATCTACCGCCGATGAGTATAGACGTATACAAACATGAAGACACCTAGATTGCAATCTTTGGGTGATTGAATGATGCAACAAGGTTTGCATGGCGGTAGACATGGAGAGTTAGCTTAAGGGTAAAGCATTATAGACGTTGGTTCGACCCCAACATTCTCCACAAGGTAAATCCATTATGGGTCGCAACCATGATGGTCGGTATAAACTGGTTGCCGTTAATGAGAGAACGGAGGTACCCTGTTTTCTCACCAGTCACCATGGATGGTTGTCAGAGTGGCTTATTGAGTTTCTTTGCTAAAGAAATGTTGTCTAAAAAACAACCACAGGTTCAAATCCTGTACCATCCTCCATTAATTCTTGGGTAGTTCAATGGTAGAATGTCCGACTGTTACTCGGAGTGTTATAGGTTCGAGTCTTGCCCCAAGAGCCACGTGGAAAGTTGGCAGAGTCTGGTTTATTGCATCGGTCTTGAAAACCGAAGAACAGAAATGTTCCGTGAGTTCAAATCTCACACTTTCCTCCAGTCGTTGTATCAACGATACCATAGCCACGATACATATGGTACGCCATTGTATCACCGAATGACTTTCCCAAGGGATTGCCATTCGGCTGGCATACTTCGTGTTGACTTGGGGATACCAAAGATACACGCATAATTTTTCCTCCTGTTGACTTTGGGTTAAAATCCAAAGTCATGGATGCACACATAGTTTAACGGTAAAACAAATTGATGATGGTTCAAATCCATCTGTGTGCAGCTAGCTAAAATCCAGCGGTAGTTATCAGATGCCGTTGGTATAAAATCCCGTACCGAGGGGTATTGGTCGTTGAGTTGCGGCATCGTGAAATATGGAACGTAAGCCATTCCGCAACAAAAATATCATCATAAGTGTTTATTCTGAACACAAACAAAAGAAGACATCTAAGTATTTTTACCTCCTTTCGTACTTAGGTGTCTTTTTTTTGTTTCTCGTAGTTGACAACCACAGTAAAATACTGTATAATTAATATATGGGGTTACAAACAATGAAAGAAAAAAAGAAAGAGAATTCGTTTTTATGTCCAGATGGTCAAACCATTTTGGTCAAAGATTGCATGAACCAATGCCGTATGGGTCAACGATGTTTGGCAAAACCGTTGTTGGTTAATGCGAGTCGTGTTCGTGACTTAAACCGAACAAACTTTAGTGTCACCGAAGTGTTGTCACCAACGCTTTATATGTATCTAAAAGCAACCCATAATGAAACCATTAATCCGTTCTCATCTATTGCTGCAACGGTTGGTACATCGGTTCATGGAATATTGGAAAACTGTTTACCACATAATTACGCTGGTGAGTTCCGCTTGAATTACAAGGGATTGACTGGTCAGATGGACTGTATCGACCTAGAGCATCACACGTTATACGATTACAAAGTCGTTGGTGCATACAAATGTGCGACAATGATGGGTGGTCATCCATTGTGGAAACCATATACAATCAAACGTGGTGAACGCAAGGGTGAAACAGAGATGCGACAACAATGGTTTTATGACGGTTTGCATCATTATGGTGATTACTGTAAACAACAAAATCTATACAGAATATTATTGAATAAGCACGGTATTCCAATCAAGGATATGTTCTTGCAAGTAATCATTAAAGAACCAATCAATACAATCAAGACATTCAACTTGGATAAACAATGCTATCTATTGCAGTTACCAAAGATGAATGACCAACGATTGCTTGATTATGCATTATATAAAAAAGATGCTTTGGTGACTGCTATTGCAACCAATAAGATGCCACGACAATGTTCTGCCAAAGATAGATGGGTGTCTAAAACGTATCCAATGGGTCGTAGATGTAAGGATTATTGCTCGGTGTCATATTGTTGTCCGTATTATCAAAAGAATTTATAGGGGAGTAATATGGTTAATATCAAAACACAGGAATTTAGAACCATCGACAAGTATCGCATTACTGCGATTAAACGACAAAGCCGAACGGCTTTTGTCAACGAAGTTAAAGTCGGTGATGAGTTCTACTTATGCACAAAATTACATGGGGAAAAAACACAAGCTGGTTATCTTGCACCACGAGTACGGTTGTATTTTCCAGATAAAAACCGTTATACAAAATACACAACGCAAGAACGTATGCAACAAATCTTTGGATTTAATTTTGATGTTGAAGTTGTGAAAGATACAACGGACACCGTAGGGAGTAACGTACAATGATTCTTGTTGGTCGTGCTGGTAGTGGCAAAGATACGGTGGCAGATTTGTTGTGCGACAGTCTACCAAGATATGCCTTTGCCGATGCTTTAAAAGAAACAATTCATGTGATTCAAGAACAAGGTGTCAACGCTGGTATGGAATACTTGTCCTCCCTTAGTGGACATTCCGTTGAAGAACTACAAGGGATATTGCCAGTTGTGCAAACGATTGAGAAAACGGTTCTTGATGGCAAACAACGTGGTCATTTACAATCGTTGGGAAACGGTTTACGAGCGTTGTTTCAAGACTTTTGGATAATCGTTCTACGCAACAGATTAATCGAAGACAATCCAACTGGTTACATCGTGACTGATTGTCGATACGAAAATGAACTTAAGATGTTACAAGAGTTGGACGTTGGAGAACCATACTATCGGAAATCCATATTCATTTCTGCGAATAAACGAGAGCGTATCAAACGAATGAAACAACGTGATGGTTCTTGTGACACCTCTAAATTAAACGATGTATCTGAAACATCTGTTGATGCAATGAAACATATGTGTGACTATACAATCAATAATTCCAAAGATTTAACACACTTAAAAACATTGGTCAACAGTATTAATTGTGACATCCAAAGGGAGAAACAAGAATATGGTCAAGGAACTACACATGATTGCAATAATTGATTATCGAACCAACGAATTAAAAGCAGAGGTTCGTAGACGAATGATGCAGTCTGAATTATCAGAACAAGAAGCCGTACATTTGGTGGACAAGGCTTGTGATGATATGACAGATGCTATTAGTCGATTGTATTCACAAGCGGAGATATAATGAAGTTAATTTATTCTGGGGTTGTCATGGGCGACCCAGTACCACAGGGAAGACCACGTTTATGCGGTCGAGGTCGTTTTATGAGAGCCTATGACCCCCCAAAGTCTAAGGCGTATAAACAACTAATAAAGGATTCAATCGAACACCCAAAGGATTTAACGGACGTGCCGTTATTGTTTGAACTTGACGTGTACCGTAAGATTCCCTCTAGTGTTCGCAAAAAAGACCATCAAGATATGGTCGATGGATTAATTCTACCAACGAAGAAACCAGATATTGATAACGTACTAAAGGGCGTTATGGATGCATTATCTGGTGTTATATGGGTCGATGATAACCAAGTATGTGATGTAATCACACGTAAACGCTATAGTGAAAACCCAAGAATTGAATTTAAGGTGTATGATATAACGCCATAGGGAGATAAATGTAATGCTAGAACAAAAATTGATAAATACTGATGGACTTGATAAAATGTGGGGTTTACATCTTGTATGGTTCGATGGTGTTTCATACCAATTGACACCGATTGAATCTACAGATGCAGAAGATATTCGTGAATGTTGCCCTCATTGGGTGGTATACTTGACTGGCGATATTCAAGAAGATTGTGAGGAAATCTCACGACAAACCTTTTTGCAGGGCGAAGCCTATGATAAGTGCTTGTGCGACATCGGTTTAATTGAAGAAGACGATGTAATTGACGTAACAGATTTTAAAATTTATCTACAGGTGACAGATGATTTAAAACCACATGAACATTGGGTTCTCAAAGAACATGAACACGTTGGAAACGACTACATCTGCGTGTATGCCGTAGACGAACCAAACAAATCTAAGGTCAACAAAATTATTGCTGGTGCTTTGGTGAATGGTTACGATTTAGAAACCGCAGCAATCTGGGTCATGAAACTTGGGTATAAGGCACAAGATAGATTACAAAAGCAATTCGCTGATATTGCATCTACAGTTGAAGCATGGACGGTTTAATATTACTACTGGGGTTGCTGGTCGTTCAAAAAATTTGTTTTATTTTGTTTATTCTATGTCTTTTTCTCATAGGATATATGTTATACACAGGAGGTAAGCATGATTAAAAAATTATTGATTGCAGCTTGCGTATTCTTTGGTATGTGTATGGGGCAAACATACGCATATCAAATGCAAGCCGAGGTATCTGCATACACAGACCGTGGTACAATGGCAAACGGTGAATGGACTCACGATGGAGCAATCGCAAGTGACGATTTGCCGTTCGGCACACGAGTAATTATTAATGGTCGAACGTATGTTGTTAAAGATAGATTCGGTGGTGGTTATTCCAATGCCATTGACATATGGATGCCATCATACGAGGATGCAATTCAGTTTGGACGACAGTATATTACTGTTGAAGTTTTAGTATAACCTTTGGAGGAAATTATGATTACAGTAAGACTAAGAACACAAGAAGAACCAGCGGAGCGAGTACGAGGGTTTGAATACGTATCACGCTTGGAAGCAATCGTTAAGAAACCAACACGAGGGTCAATCCATAGTGCTGGTTATGATATTTATGCCTATGACGACTACAAGATTGAACCGAAACAATCCGTACTAATTAAAACTGGCATCAAAGCTTATATGCCACCAGATGAATACTTGGACTTGCGTGTGCGTTCATCCTTGGGTATTAAACGCCAATTAATGCTGGCGACTGGTGCATCGGTTATTGATGCTGATTATTACAACAATCCAGACAACGAGGGTGAAATCATGGTTGTATTATATAACTACGGTGATGAAACCCAAACCATCGAAGCTGGTGAACGTATCGTCCAAGGTATTTTCACAAAGTATTTCTTGATTGATGATGATGATACAACAGACCAACGTACTGGTGGTACTGGTTCAACAAATAAATAATGGGAGATAAACACAATCCATGAAACGATTTATGTATTTAGTGGATATGTTTAAGAATGGGGAATTATATCGTATCTCTATTTATGGGGAGAGTAGAGATACGATTCAACAATATTTATACGATATATCACCAGAGGTAATCTTTGTGAGAGAAGACGAAGAAACCGAACGACAACAAAAGAAACGCACCAAAGGTAATTTTCGTAAGATATATCACAATGGAGAATACATTGGTACAATCGTTCAATGTGATTTCAGAACAGACCGATGTCAGTCCATTGGAGAACGGTCAAAGAAAATTATTGGTATCGACAGTCGTTACAAGGTGGTTAAATGAATAGATTTACACAATTCATGTGTTCAAACATGAGTAATTTAACAAAAATACAACAGTTTGAGAAACAATATTCTTTTGACGAGTTTGCACAGAACAAGCAGAAGCAGCGGATTTTAAATCGCTTGAACCGTTTACGGTCAATTGATTATGCAGACTCACCAGAAGATATTGTGTTACAACAAGAAGAATTTGAGAGAATGTCGTATGCACTCATTCGGTTACGTTCTGAATTGGGTATTAAGAATACGCAATTGTTAATTCTACGTGCTGGTTACCGCAAGAAGTTAAAGGACATCGCAAAGGAACTGGGGTTGTCTTATACATATGTTTGTGCTAAATATAAAACTGTCAAGAAACAAGCAAAAGAAATCGTCTTGCAGCTGATGGAAGAAAATACGGTTGATATTGATATGTTTCAACCAGTCAAGAATCTGTATTTTGCATCAACGCCAAAAGATAAATTGAATTATCCATTTGATTCTGCACGAAACACATTCAAAAAATATCATATCTACAAGGGTGAACATCGTGAATCATTCCATTGTAAAGCCATTGAATATCTTGACGAGTGCTTTGGCGATAAGAAAACAATTTGTAATTATTGCGGTAAGCAATGTACACGATTAAACGATATGGAGGAACGCATTTGAACATCGCAGAACATTCTCTAAATACAAACAAATTAGATATGCGTGTGGATGCAGACCGTGCATACATTGCGGATGTATCCGATATACACGTTGGGAATATCTATCACAATAAACAAAAGTTTGAAGACTTTTTGTCCAAAGTACAATCCATTGATAATCTGTATTTGATTATCGGTGGTGATTCTACGGATAATGCAACCACAAGTTCCGCATCATCTGTATTTGAACAATCGGAACATGGTGGTGACCAAGTGTTGACCGCTTATCATTTATTACAACCGATTAAAGACCGCATCTTGTTTTGCCGTAGTGGCAACCACGGATATGAACGTGCGTTGAAACATAATAAATTAATACCAGAACAGATGCTAGCGGAACTGTTGGGTGTTCCGTTTTACCACGGTATGGCAAGCGTATTCTTTAATGTCAATAAGAATCTGTATGTCATTGGTACTTGGCACAACGCAAAGAAACCAACGGCAATGGAATGGTTGCATACAGATATTACATTTTATGAACACTTGCATAAAACCAATTGGGAGAAAACTCATGTGGCAACACCAAACCGTATTGCCAAGGCTTGGTCAATGACTGAACATTACGACATACAATCTGGTTCATTCCTTGGTTGGGGCGGTTATTCCGCAGACAAGGGTTACAGACCATTGGATTGTGGTACGTCGGTTGTTGAATTATCTGGTGAAAGAAACAAGAAGTCAATTCGTGTTCATTCCGACATTGACCATGTGTTGGAACTGGAAGAATTGCGAAAGTGTGTACATGATGCCACTTAAGGGAACACGCAAGAAGACAACTAAGAAAACAACCAAGAATCAAACCAAAGTTGTCAAACCAAAATCACCGCCAAAACGGAAACGTAAGCCACCAAAGCCAAAGACACCACTTGATGCCATCCACAAGAAATGTCGTGAGTGTTGTTGTGGTACTCTTGCGGAAGTACAGGCGTGTGAAATTGATGATTGTGCATTATGGCACTATAGGACGGAAGATTAATTTCTTCCGTCTTTTTTTATTTTGTTATTGACATAAATGTAATCATGTGATATTCTTATATCAGAACAACAAATGATTAAACATCGGAGGTCTTTATGAAAAGTTATGCGTATTGGTCAAGATACATCTGTTATTATCGTTCATCTATAGGGAGGAAATTATGTTACAATCTAAATATTTAACACAAGATGGTCTTAAGGCTTGGTTTAAGGAGTGTTATAATCTTGGGTTTAAATATGTGTTTTACAACCCAGATAGAGGCATCTGTATGTTATCAGAAAAAGAGCCTGTGTTCCGTGATACAACATTTATGTATTGCGATGGAAAGAAGTATCCTGTGGTGTCATATTTTTCTACGTTGGTTGTAAAGGAGTTACTAAAGGATAGAAATTACATTGCGATTGACAAACACATTGATGTTGTTGACTGGGAAAATGTTCCTGTGGATACGAAAATAATCGTGTCACATTCAACAGGCAGTCCAGACTATTGTCGCTATTTTGCAGAATACAGTGATGGGAAAGTATATGCTTGGGATTATGGGGCAACCTCATGGAGCAGTTCGGCTCAATCCAAAAGTTGGTGGGAACACGCCAAACTGGTGAAATAACATGGCATACAAGGGATTTGGCGGTGGTCGAACACTACCAGATAAGCGAGAGTACTTTTTAGAGTATGGCGATGGGTTTGACCACATCTTAGACCGATGTCAAACAACATTGGGTTGTCGCAAGTGTCACACTAAGCCTGTTGCCATAATCGAACATCGTAGAACTAAAGATTCACAATGGATTTATCTTGCGTGTCCAAAGCATCCCAAGAATAGAACCTATGTGAACTTGGATTACGATATTATGTTTAAATCTTGGGATTTGTTACAAAGGAGGAAATTATGAAGCGAAAAGCACAAACCAAGAGATACATCGAGGACGATATTTTACGAATGATACGTTTGGGTTCAATCGTATTATTACTTGGGTCATTTATTCGATTGTTTTGGTTTAATGATTCCGATTGGTTCGCAGCAATGGTTATGTCAATTATGTCAATCACATTGTTACCAACTAAGTTAGACCACTCACAGGAGGACGAAGATGAGATTTAGTACCGCATTTGAACATATGTTGAATGGTAAAGCCATTCGTAGATACCACTGGAAACCAGAGTCTTGTTTAAGACTCAAACGAGGAAAAATATATGTGTGTACATCAACAGAACACAAATTGCTTGGGTCGCTTAATGCATCTGCTATTATGGCAAGTGATTGGCAAGTCGTTGGCGAAGAAATGTGCTATAAGAAAGATGAAAACATTATGCGATTCTTTGAAAGTTTAAATGGTATGATATAAACGAAAGTGAGAAAACAAATGAACAACACAACAAAAACAACAATTTTATCCGCAGTATTCACAATGGCAACAATGGGTGCGTTCGCAAACCCTATTTCCTTTGGACAATTAGAACCATCTGCCGTAAATCCTACTGTGAGTGGTTACAATAGCGTTGCCGTTGGTGCAAACACAAGTGTAAATGGTACAAATACAATCGTTGTTGGTCGTGACAACACCGTGAATGGTGACGATAACATCATCTTGGGTGGTGGCAACGGTACAGTTAACACAAACCAAACAACGGTGCTTGGGTACAATAACTATGTTGGTAGCCATGTAGAACAAACCATTGTTGGTGCGAACAACACATTGGATGCACAAGGGGCAATTTCCGTTGGTACACACAATGTTATCCGTGGTATGGATGCCGTTGTAATTGGCAATAACGCATCTGCACCAGTACAAAATAGCGTGGCAATTGGCACTAATAGCCAAACATATGAACCTATGGGGTTTGGTCAAATGGACATCAACGGAACAACACACGTATTCGCTGGGGAACAACCAAACTCCAGTGTGTCCTTTGGGTCTAAAAAGTCTGACACCTATAGCCACTTAGATAACTACAATAGACAACTTCAAAATGTGTCCGCTGGTCGTATCACCGCAGATTCCTTGGATGCAGTCAATGGCTCTCAATTGTATGCAGCTATTGATGAAATCAATACAAATGGCACACGTATTACACGGTTGTCTAACCAAGTAAATACCATTGATGGTCGTGTGGCAACCAATACCGCAGACATTCGTTCTAATACGGCATTAATTAATGACAATCATCAAGCGATTACAAACCTTGGCTCACAAGTAAATACCTTAAGAGATACTCAAAACGCTCATACAAGCGACATATCTGCTTTAAAACAGGTGTCTAATGACCATGAAACACGGATTACAACATTGGAACACTATAATCAACAACTATTGGGTGACATTGACAATAAACTAAAGGGATTGGAACGTGGTACTAACGCAGCCATTGCATCTGTATCCGCTTTAGGTGCATTACACTGGAATGGTTTCGATGCACATAATAAGCTATCATTTAGTGCTGGCTTTGGTCATTACAAAAATGCAAACGCTGGTGCGTTGGGTGCGTTCTATGCTCCGAATGAAAACGTAATGTTCTACGTTGGTCAATCTTTTGGTCACTCTCCAGTAACAAACGCATCTGTTAATTTCAAGGTTGGCAAAACAACAAATGTCAAACGTGATGAATTAAAAGACTTAAAAGAACGTGTTGAAATGTTGGAAAACTTATTGTCTAAATAGATTATATATGGGCGGTGTAAAACCGCCCTATGTGGAGCGTTAAATGAATTTTAAGGGTAATTACGAATTACTAGAGGGCAACTGTATGGATATATTACCAGATATTCGACACAGATTATTTGAGGAGCGACAAAAATACATTATTGTCACAGACCCTCCATTCAATGTTGGATACAAATATAACACATACAAAGATAGAATGTCCGAAGAGTCCTATAGAAAAATGTTATATGATATTTTTTCTGGCGTGAATCCATCTGTTGTTATACATTATCCAGAACAGTTGTATCAACTTGCGGTTGACATCGGAATACCACCAGCACGTGTTGTGTCTTGGGTATATAACACAAATAACCGCAGACAACATCGTGATATTGCGTTCTTTGGTATTACACCAGATTTTAAACGTGTATTACAACCGTATAAAAACCCAAACGACAAACGAATTAAACGATTGATTGCCAATGGGTCTATGGGAACACCGATTTATGATTGGTGGAACGTTAATATCGTAAAGAATGTATCAAAAGAAAAGACGGCACATCCATGTCAAATGCCACTGGAAGTGATGAAAAACGTCATTGGTATATTACCAGATGATTACATTATCATTGACCCATTCATGGGGTCTGGTACAACTGGTGTTGCGTGTCGTCAATTAAACAGAAAGTTTATTGGTATCGAACTAGATAAAGAATATTATGAGATTGCGTGTAAACGCATATCGGAGGTATATAATGAAGATTGAATTATACGGCAAAACATACGAGTTAAAGAAAACCGCAAAGCCAGATGAGGTTATTGACTTGTTGATTGATGTCTTATGCGAGCATACAGACGACCCAATTCAAGTTTTGTCACAAATGAAAGACCAATATCTACATGGACTTGTTCCTAGGTATGTAAATTTGAGAACTGCATTGAATAATGCTGGTGTCATGCAAAAAGAATTAAGTGATATTCTGTATATGACACCACAGGATGTCAACCGTAGATTCTCTGGTGTTACAAAATGGAAACCACTAGAAAAACGTGCGATTATGCAATTTTTGGAAGACCGTGGTTTTAAATATACGGAAGAACAATTGTTTACAGAATAGTGTATGTGTGATATAATGTATGTATTGGAGGTTTTATTATGTCAGAATTTCAACAAGGTATGATTTTAAGAAATGTTTGTAACGATACACATTGTATTTATATCCAAGACATTCCAGATGTTGGATACGGAAAGAATTGTATCGTTTACAATCTTAAACTAGAACGATATATCGTTACAGATGATAAATTATATGAACGTATCGATGATGATTGTCCGATTGTCAATACATTACATACGCAAGCACTCATGATTGAGTCCTATAAGGCATACATCCGTAATGCCTCCGAGGGTTCTCTATTTATTGCAGAACAAGTGTTAAAACACTTTAAGCAATTACAGGGTTCAGAACTATTGCTGACAGACGATAGTGTATTTGTCGTAAAAGACGTTAGCATTATTGATTGTATTACAACAACAGACTGGATGGCTCGTATTCAATTTGAGGGTGTTAGACGTTCTCCAGATGGTCGCAAAAGAGTTCAATACGCTACTGTGGCAGAATTAAAACCCAACAATATTCTTTTGGATGCCTTGTGTAAATCCATACAGGAGAGCGACAAATGAAGATACTCATGGGATTAGACACAGAATTTGACAATGGTTTATCCGAACAATTTCAAAAACTAAGGGGTCAAACATTTGTTGGTTTTAACGATAAGCCATTCAAGTTAGAAACCATTAGTTACGCACCATCATGTGGTAAAACACGAGATAATTGGAAACAATGGTTCTTTTGTACAACCAGTG